TAGATATGCGATATAGAAAAAATCTTGGTAATCTTGATTTATCTATTGGAGTAGCAGGTAGATCACACCCTGCATATCTTGATTTCTTACCGATTGATTTATGGTGGGACGAACAAGGGATAGACATAAGTGAGTATATTCCATTTTGGTTATTTGCATACGACAAAGGATATACAGACCAATGGACTCAACAATGGACACAATATGGATATGAGTTCTATGATTGGTTATGGTTTGATGAGCAAGGAAATCTTGTAGCATCAACTGACCAAGAGTTCTACACTCAAGTCTATGGACAAATCGTAGAAGAATATAATGAAGAATATGCCAAAGATTTAGGGTATCAAAATGAGTTATCTTTATCTTTAGGTGTAGATTATTATAAATACACAGATAGTAATTGGTTTCATTTTTGGGCAACCACATATCCTGTAACAAAGGGTATGTCTGATTATTCATTTAATTATGAAATAGCAGAAAATGGAATGGATTACGATTTAGGTTTAGTGTTAGGTTGGAAACTAAACTCAAGATTCGGTGTTTTCGTTGAAGGAAGATACTTGAATATGTATGACATACAATCATACGAAGCAAAAACTGGTTTTAACTGGTTAATATATTAAGGGGGATATAATGGTAGGATTTTTATTAGGTTTAGGATTTGGATTTGGACTTCATTTTGCCTGGTGCAAATGGGGTGATAAATGTGATTGTAAATCAATTAAATGGAGAAATAAAAAATAATGTTTGTAAATTCTAATTATTCAGCAAAGTTAGCACCAACCATGAAAGAGAATTGGTTGGTTCAAATCTTTAAAAATACCAATTCAAGTATATTATACACAAATACACCTGATTTGAGATTTTGTTTTGCAGCAGATAGTGGATCAACAACTGCTACATACAATTCATTAGATTATATACCAGCAATTCTAAATAAACCAAGTGTTAGTTATTCGCTTGATCTAAAAGGGTTCACAACCAAAACTGGAAGTGTAACTTTAAATATAGCGAATGTGGATATAGATGGAACAAAACTGCTTGAACAATTAGGAAATACATACATAAATGGACAAGTAAATATCTTGTCAGTCATAGATGACGATAGCACAGCTGCTAATGCTCTACAAATCTTTAGTGGAAGAATTAGCAGTTTTGCTTATCGGAACAATGTGATAGTAATTAGCTTGATTTCAAATAGACCATTTCAAAATGTATCTATTCCAACTACAAAAACAAGTAACTCTACGATTGAGCAATATAACAATAAAGTAATTCCATTGGTATATGGGGATTATACTGCTAATTCAGGATTTACAAATGGAACAGATGTGTATGCTTGTCCTTTCTTAAAAAATGATGGAAAGAATTTTATGTATATTGTGCCTGAAAACACAAGTGGAACAGATAAGTTAGAATTTTATGATAAGGGAATGAAACGATTTTTAGAGTTAACTGGAACTGATACAACTATTGCAACAGAAGATAGTGCTAAAGTATTAAAAGTTCCAAAGCTAATGAGAAGGCAATTTAAAATGTTGCCTGATGAAATAGATGGTGGTGTTGTAGAACAAGAAGGTAGTAGTGCAGGATCAATAGCAGTTACAGGCGATATTGCAAATTGTTTTGATGGTAGCACATCAACAGAAGTAGATATAAACCATAGTGGAAATTTTGCAGATATAAGAGGGGTTACTATGAAATTAGTAATGCCACAAGTATCAGGTAAAATTACTGCAATCACATTAGGATTAGATGGAACAATTACACAAGCATATAGTAGTGGAAGTCCAGGAAGTGGTGATGGATTATTTGTTAATTTAGCTACTTCATTAAGCAGTAATTTTGGTAGCACAAGTGGTGATGTAGAAATTATCGGCTCAAGCAGTAGCTACAACAGAACAACATCTATTGATTTAACAGCAAGTTATAGTGCAGTTAATATTGCAAGTGTGTTAGTAGATGGTGCTTTACCTGATGATCTATATTTAAGTTTTAGGTGGGATACAGCAGATGGTAATGTAGATTGTAATAGTTGGAACATATCATTAGAAAATGTTTATGTAACAGTAACTGCTGACAATGATAATGCAAATGAGCCAATAGCATCATCAGACTTTAATGCTGGAATTGATAAAGTATATTTAGGTAGAGATATTACTTCTAATACCTTTACAGGACATAGTGCAACACAAGATGCACTCAACAATCCAGTATCTATTCATAGACAACTATTAAAAAGTGTATTGGATTATGATTTAGCAGATGATACAGATAATGTAGATAGTGGATATAAGTCAGTAGCTGATTTAAGAGATAGTGATTCTACTCATTGGAAAACACGATTAGAACTACAAGATACCGAATCCATAGAATCAGTATTACAACAATTACAATATGAAGGGTGTTTCTTTTTTGAGTTTAGTCCACAAGCACAACAAACTGCAATTACAGGGGTAAGTTCATTACGATATTTTACGATTGCTAATGGAACACCAACAGCAGATAAAAGTTTATCAGAAGTCGATATATCAGATTATGAAATTGGTATTACAGAAGTAGGTGATTTAGAAACTTCATTAGTGGTTAATTATAAAAAACACCCTGCTGAAAATGAATATCTACAACAAAAAACTTATGTATCAGCAGTTAGTGGATCAGTTCATAGCACAATCTTTGATAATGCAGCACACCAAAAACAAGAATTAAATCTTGATATGCTTTATAGTGCAGTAGATGGGGCAGGGGGAGATAGAAATAGTGATTGGATTAATTTCAGAAGTGCATTATTTGGACAATATAAAACCACAATGAGTGCTACAATTATTAATCCTGAAAAGTATGGAATGTTGCAAGTGGGGGATTTCCTGGATTTCGGTGATACATTATTTGGTAATCTTGGAACACCATTTAGTGAAATATCTGATACCTTTGATGATATGGTAGCAATGCCTACAAGACTATTTAGTGAACAATGGTCAGACAAAAGATTTATTATAACAAACCTGAAACGACAAATAGGGAAAGTTTCAGTTCAATGTAGAGAGGTTTAAATGGGAAGTTATTTTATTTATGATAGTATTAATATGTATCGTTCAGATATGACCGATAGTGAAGGACAAATGTCCGATAGTGGCACACCTACATTTTCTACTGGCACAACAGTTACAAGCCACGAAAGAAGTTCAGATCAAAACATTGGAACTGCAATTAGTGGTCTTGCAGATAGAGATGCAATAGAATATGCAGTAGGAAGTAGTGCAACTGCGAATGCTGCAGCAGTTTATTTTAATGCAGATGATGGAATATCAAGTGGAACAATTATGAATTTCTTTGTAGATACTGATAGAGCAAGTTTACCCAACAAAGGAACAATAAGTGCAGTTAGTAGTGCAGGGTGGGCAGTAACCGATTTAACAGAAACTACTGGAACAAAATTCTTTGTAGAATTTACAGGATCAATCACCGATAATGTTATTACAGAAATCTTAATTGGTAAGAAATTATCTTTTGAAGTAGAGCCTGATGTTAATGTTCAAACAAAACGAGATTATGGCACAAGTGTTCAAAAGAGTTTAGGTGGGGTTGAATATGCTTTAAACACCCATGATGCCCAAGAAATAAGCACCATTAGTTTTCAAAACATTTCAAGCACATTTAAAACCAATCTACTTTCTATGCAAGATGACATAAAAGGCGAAGCAAAGAAGTTTTTATGGTATGATGGAAGTTCTTTCCATTGGGTAAGATTAGATAAACCTTTGACATTTACTGAAATAGCAGATGGTAGATTTAGCACACAAATCGTTTTAAGGCAACAAATCCAATAAATACAAGACTTTTATACTGAAAGGTATATAATCACCCCACAAACAAAAAAGCCCTCATTTGAGGGCTTCTTTGTAACTAACAGGTATTATTTTTATCCTACATCAGGGTTTGCAAAAATATCTTTGACAATTACTCTTGGGTAATTATCAGTTTTTGAATCTGCAAATCCATCAGCCATGATTAATGGTAAATAGTCTAAATCAAGAGTGATATGAAAGTTGCCATCATCCATGTGAACATTATTAAGAACTTTATTTCTTTTAAGGTTCATTAAGATCTTATAGTCTGCTCTTGCATAACTACCTCTATTGGTGTTCCAAATTGCATCATCAGCAGTAGAATAGACATGACCATCTTTATGATTCCAAACTGAAGTAACTAATGCAGGTGAAGAATCAAACCCTTTCTTAATAGTTTGTCCATAATAATCAGTTGATAAAGCAAAATGACCATCACCAAAATACATATATGGTGCATCATCCCAAATATTACTGCTATTTCTGATTAGATTTCTTAAAAAATCTAAATCGCTGTTTTTAAGTTTATATTTCATTTTTTTCTCCTTTTTTTTTAGGGGGCATTTCTGCCCCCTTTGTTTTTATGATTTTTTTCTAAAATCATTTTCATTATTTATAGAAATCTCCACTACCTACAACTATGTTATTAACTGCCTTGTAAATCGTTTTGAAACTTGATTTATTTTCATCAGTTAGTTCTGCTATAGCTTTATTTTTATCAATACTTACATGAATCGCTTGACTTACCCCTAATGGTCGTAAATCTACACCATAATAAGTGCCAAAAGGTGTTGGTCTTGTTGATATGTTGTTTTTAATCCATTTTTTTAATTGTGTTTTGTTCATCATTTTCTCCTTTGTTTCAATTAACATACCCTATATTATTGAATTTTCGCATTCTTGAGTTTTAATTTTCCAGAGTTTACGATTTCTTCTGCATCTTTAATTGATATTCCTTTTACTGTGTGCCTTTTGCACCTTTTTTCATTTAAAGCCGATTGTATTTGATGTCGTAATTTCGTCTGTGGAAACTTGTCAAAGTTTTCTTTTCTTTTTTGCAAGTTTTCCATTATTGTCTTTTTATATTCTTGACTTCCTTTTTTTCTTCTTCTTCTTGCGTTTTTAACTCTCTGCTTTTCTCTTTGAGTGCTATCACACCAATAAAGAGCAGTTGAATAAGAAACTTCAAATATGTCTGCTATTTTCTGATAGCTTAAGCCTGTTTCTCTCAATACTCTCATTTGGTTTACATCTTCTTGGTCTACTTTATATCTTCTGTCCATTTTTTCCTTTTTCTTAATTAACATACCTTATATTACTATAAAAAAAGGACTTATGCAAGTCTTTTTTAAAAAAAAGATAAGGGTATATATAAGGGTATATACAAATCACATTAAGGGTTGACAAGTTGATCCTTTTGGCATTAAACTTGTGGTATGATAATTAAAAAAAGAGGTATTAAGCATGGATCAAGAAATTAAGTTCTTCTGCCCACAATGTGGAAACAGATGCAAAGTGATTGAACAAGATACAGTTGAGTATGAACTGGAATGCCCAAACAATCACAGGTGGGGTGCAACAATAGATGTAGATGCCCCTTCTGATGATGGTGGGCAGATATTCATAGACAACCCAAACGATGACGAACCTATAAAAGCAATTCAATGTGCTGGTGCAAGAGCAGATGACTTCTTTAAGTAGGCACAGTTATCCACATTTGAATTGTGGATAAATAGGGTTAGGTAAGGGTTAAAGAAAAAGACAATAGACAAAGACAAAGATAAATCAAAAGTTTAAGACTAAAAAGAATGCAAAGAAAAAAGGGTATTGACAAATTAAAATAATTCGTAAATTAGATACGAAAAAACAAAGGAGAAAAAGATGTATTATGACATATTAGTTCCATTTGCAATAGCAATGATAGTATGGTGGGAGATATTTAAGGCTTTGGTGTTGAAATGAAATTCAGGAAAACATCAATCACATTCAAGTTCACATTAGAAGAACTTGAAAACATCATTGAAGTCTATTCAAGGCAACCACATGATGAACCACTTGAAAACCAAGTTAGAACAGATCTCAAAAATATTCGTTTACAAGTGGAAAAGAAAATAAATGAAGAAAAAAAGTCAGCAGAAACAAGACCATACGAAGAAGAACGATTAACTTCGGCAAATCCTACTTCTGTTGAACATAATAAATAAGGAGAAATCTATGGCTTTTTTGGACTTAAAGGCACTCAAGCAAAATAAGGGTGCAAAACTAAAACTGACTTTACAATCAACTGGCACATACCAGCAAAAAACATTTAATGGGCAATCATTTAATATTTTTGATTATGAAGTCTTGCAAGATAACAAACCATATACATTGGGTGCTTCTGATGCTTTGCATCGCAAGTTGCAACAATTAAATACTGGTGACACCTTTCATTTGAGTTTTGAAGAATTTACATCAGATGAAGGACAGTTAAGAAACTATTGGAAAGTTGAAAAACTCAAAGCAGTAGCTAAACCAGTATCTAATGGTGTAAATGAGTTTGAACAAAAACTAAAAGATGATCAAGCAGCGAAAGCAGTTACACAAAAATCTGAAACCTTTGAAAATGGTGCAAGATTTGGAATGATTTTCAATAATACTTTTGATTTATATAAGCACTTTGATTGTGCTTGGACTACTGATGAGTTTGTTGATAATTTTCATCGTGTAAAAGGCTTTGTTGAGGCTTGTGAAAATCAACCACAGAAACCTATAAATACCCGAAGTCAAGTTAGTTCACAATCGGTAGATACACCTGTTGAAATAAAGGCAGATGATTTACCATTCTAATAAAGAGGGCAGGTTTTTTCCTTCCTGCCCAAATCGTTTTGGGAAGGGATATTCTTATTTTCATTATATCTCTTTAATTAACATCTATATCCCTTCCCTTCTCCTAATATGAAAACATTAGAATTATTTGCAGGTAGTAGAAGTTTTAGTAAGGTTGCTGAATCTTATGGTTTTAAAACATATACTACTGACAATCAAGATTTTGATAAAATAGATCAGGTGTGTGATATTTTTGATTTTAATATTGATGAAGCACTTATGGATCTTGATGGACACCCTGATATTATTTGGGCAAGTCCACCTTGCACTACTTTTTCTATTGCAAGTTGTGGGTATCATTGGAATAAAGATAGAACACCAAAAACTGAACGATGTAAAAAAGGTATTAAAATTATAGAAAAAACTATTGATATTATAAGCGAACTACAACCAGCATTTTGGTTTATAGAAAATCCAAGAGGATTATTAAGAAAACAAAAGATGATGGAATTATTGCCAAGGAAAACAGTAACCTATTGTTCTTATGGGGATATTCGTATGAAGCCAACAGATATTTGGACAAACTTTCATCTTTGGAAACCAAAACCAATGTGTAAAAATGGAAATAGGGAATGTCATCATCAACCAGCACCAAGAGGTAGTAAAACTGGGACACAAGGATTGAAAGGATCATACGAAAGAAGTAAAATACCACCTGCATTATTTGAAGAATTATTTACACAAATACAATCAAATTATAACAGATTGCACTTTTGGCTATAAATGAAAAAGGATAGGGTTATACAATTAGAATCAACTGCAAAAAAAATTGCAGAATTGTTTTCTAACCCTAAAAGAGAATTTAATTACAATAACGAAACATTTGAGGTAGCAAAGATTAAACCACTAACAGAATTAACTGCAGCAATAATTTTTAAAAAAAGTTCAGGCAAATTGGCTTTGGCAATCGCTTTTTGGAAAAACAATCAAGGTGGACATTGGGATTATTTCTTTCCAACTGAT